ATATCAGGCGGGTCATCTGACCCGCCTTTTTTATTATATAAATACCATTAAGGAGAAAAGAAATGAAATCTTTTAAAACTTTTGTTTCTGACATCAAAGAATCAGTTAATGTTAATATGTCTGAAAAAGACATTCATAAACATTTAAAAGGACTTGGTTGGGAGCATATTGGTGGTGGTTCTCACTCGAACTATAAACATTCTAGTTCATCTATGACAATTGCTGTCCCAAGACATAAAGTTATATCTCCAGGAACAGTTAGACAGATACTAAAAAAATCGAAACATTTTGATTTGAAAAAGGCAGAATAAATGGCACAGTTCAGAAAAGACACCCATCAATACCTTCCAGACGGCAAGACTGTTTTTGAAGTAATGATGCTGGCAGACCAATATGGTAATATGGTTGGACCAGCAAATCCATCCGGCATGGCAGTTGATGCTTTCGGACGTTCTAGAGTGTCAATGCCTTTAACATTGTTTGATTCATCACATCGTTTTAAAGATAATGGTCTTTGGAGCACTTCAAATACAGCAGGTGCTAATTATGCATTTAATGCAAATGCCGGATTGATTGAATTAAATTTAAATACAACTTCTGATGTTGAAATTATAAGAGAAACCACAAAAGTTTTCTCTTATCAACCTGGTAAATCATTACAAATTCTTAATACATTTGTATTCAATCAACCAAAAGCAAATTTAAGACAACGTGTAGGTTATTTTGGTGCAAATAATGGTATATATTTAGAGGCAAATGGTACAAATATTTCATTTGTCGAAAGATCGATTTCAACCGGTACATTAACAGAAACAAGAGTAGCACAAGCAGATTGGAATATTGATACATTACTTGGTGCAGTATCTTCAAGCCCTTCACAGAAAACATTAGATTTATCAAAAGCACAAATTCTATTTACAGATGTTGAGTGGTTAGGTTTAGGAACTGTACGTTGTGGTTTTGTTATTGATGGTCAATTAATTCATTGTCATTCTTTCCATCATGCGAATTATATAAATTCTACATATATGACAACAGCTTCATTACCATTACGTTATGAAATTAAAAATACAGGTGTTACAGCAAGTAACAGTGTAATGAAACAGGTTTGTTCTTCTGTTATGTCAGAAGGTGGTTATGAATTGAGAGGAAAGCAGCAAGCTGTTGGAACACCTGTAGGTACAGGATACTCATGTGCTACAGCAAATACTTTATATCCAATAGTTTCAATTAGATTAAAATCTACAGCTTTAGATGCAATTGTTATTCCAACAGCAACTTCTTTACTTGGTAAAGGAAATGGTGTCGATTTTAAATGGAGTCTAATTTCTGGTGGAACTGTTTCCAATACAGAAGCTTGGACATCGGCTGGAACGGATTCCGCAGTTGAATATACATTAACTGCTAATGCTATATCTGGTGGGAGAGTTTGTGCCACTGGTTATTTTAATTCATCTACACAATCATCACCAACAATCAATATTCTTAAAGAAGCATTATTTCAATTTCAATTAGAGCGTAATGGTTTGACAGACACACCAGAACCTTTAACTATTGCTATACAGGCTGGTACTAACTCTAGTAATTGTTATGCCTCTATTGATTGGGAAGAGATTTCAAGATAATTTATTTTATAAATAAACAGTAAGCAGTAAGGCTATGGCAAACCTGCATGTTCTGGATAAGCCCAAGGGAAACTCCAATGATAAATGATAAAAAAGTTAAAACTATTATAGAATATTTTTCGCTTAAACGTGGAAGAGAAACAGCTAGCAACTCTTAATGAACATAAAGGTTATGCCATAGCTAGATTTTCTACTCAAATCAATAAAATAACAATAACAGAGTCAGTAGAAAAATCACTAATCAAAAAATCACTAAATTCTGATATTCCTTTGGATGTTCTAAAGGAAGTGTATCGTCGTGGGCATAGAACATGGAAAGAAGATTGTAACAGATCAAGAGAAACATATGCTTTTGATCGTGTAAATTCATTCATAGCGAATGGCAAAGCAGCACAATTAGATGAAGATTTAAGAAATTGGTTTGATCCAAAACATCCAGATGGTGGTTGGAAAAGAATAGATTCGTCAGGTAAAGCAATAGGTCCATGTGCAAGAGAACCGGGTGAACCAAAACCAAAATGTATGTCTAATAAGAAAAGATCACAACTTTCGAGAAAAGAAAGAGCGAGTGCAGTATCTTCGAAAAGAAGACATGATCCTGTAGCGGATCGTGCTGGAAAGGGTGGCAAGCCAGTAAATGTTTCTAATTTTGGTAAGGGTAAATTATCAGAAGATTATCTAGAAGAAAAAAATAAGCCAACAAATCCATCATTATGGGCTAGGGCCAAATCATTAGCTCGTAGTAAGTTTGATGTATATCCATCAGCCTATGCAAATGGTTGGGCTGCTAAATGGTATAAATCAAAGGGTGGTGGTTGGAAGTCTGTTTCAGAAAATGAGGAAATAGACGAAAATTGCTGGAAAGGCTATAAATCAGCAGGAATGAAGAAGAAAAATGGAAAGTTAGTTCCAAACTGTGTTCCTGTAAAAGAACAACTAGATGTACCTACACCATCAGCAAAAGAAATTGCTAAAAAATTCAATAAGCCTGTTGATACAATTAATAAATCCATCAAACAAGGCGAAAAAGTAGAAAAAGAACATACAAAGAACAAAAAGGCAGCTAAAGAAATAGCTCGTGATCATTTGGGTGAAAGACCAGATTATTATACTAAATTGAAAACCATGGAAAAATCAAAGAAATAAATAAGAGAAAGAAAATGGATATTAAATTTATTAAAAGAATCGTACGAGAATATTATGAGATTGATGAGGCTTCTGCTGCTTGGCAGAGAAAAGAAGGTAAACGTGAATCTGGTGGTTTAAACAGAAAGGGGGTCATGTCTTATAGACGAGAAAATCCCGGTTCTAAACTTCAAACTGCTGTTACTACAAAACCTTCTAAACTTAAAAAAGGAAGCAAATCTTGGAAACGTCGCAAATCATTCTGTTCAAGAATGAAAGGTATGAAGGCTAAATTGACTTCTGCTAAAACTGCACGTGATCCAGATTCAAGAATCAATAAATCATTGCGTGCGTGGAACTGTTAGGAAATTAAATGGAAGAGTTAATTTTTGCATTGAAGGTAGCATTAGCTGATTCTTATGCCTTCTCGTTAAAGGCACAGAATTATCATTGGAATGTTACAGGTATAAATTTTTCTGAACATCATGAATTTTTTGGTGAATTATATTCTGAAGTTCAAGGCGGTATTGATGGTATAGCAGAAAATATTAGAACACTTAATACATTTTCGCCAGCATCATTTTCACGTTTTCAAGAATTGACCACTATCGAAGATGAAACAAATATTCCTGACGTAACTAAAATGTTTTTAAATTTAAAAGATGACAATTATAAAGTTTTATTTTCTTTAAATAAAGCATATGATTTAGCAGAAAATGCAAAAAAGTACGGAATCAGTAACTATATACAAGATCGTATTACCGCTCATGAGAAACATGGTTGGATGATTCGATCTTTTATAAAGGAATAAAAATGGACATTAAAATAGAAAACCTAATAAAAGACATTCTTAGAGAAGATGCTTCTAGTGAAAGAAGAAAAATAGAAGCTGTACCAAGAAAGAAAATGGACAGAAAGAATGTTAAATATGTAGGTAGAGAAAATGATGCTGATCCAAAAACTACAGATTTACAGACTAGACAGCAAGAAGTAAAAAATAAAGTTTTAGATGAAGGTTTAAAAGATAAACTTTCAAAAGCTGCTAAAGTTGGTGCTGTTGTGGGCACATTAGGTGCACATGCTGGAAAGGTTTATGATGTAGGAAATGTTGCTACTCATAACGATGACCCTGCTCTTGCTGCTGCAACAGTAGCATCATATATGCATCCTGCTTCTAGAGCTTTGCAAGCTCTACCTACTGCTTTAAAAGTTGATAAAGCTGGTAAGGGCGAAAATGAATTCGAGAGACAAAAGAAATTTCCAAAAAAACCAATTAAAAAGGAATCAGAAATGCGTTTAGGAACTACATCAACAGTTGATCTAATGGAAAAGATTATGGAGATTATTGAAAAGAAAAACAAGAAAGAAGATGACAAAGAAGAAAAAATGTCTGGTGAAAAGACAGAAGTAGATGTTGAGCCAGAAACAAAGACACCATCTACTGACATGGAACATGATGATGACGAAGATAAGAATAAAAAGAAGAAAAAGAAAGTTGAAGAAGAACTAAAAGGCAATCAGCACAAACTTGATAAAAACAAGAATGGTAAACTAGATGCCGAAGATTTCAAAAAGCTTCGTAAAGAAGAAGTTGAACAGATTGACGAAGTTGGTGATACAGAAGCTGGCCGTAAGGCATTAATGTCTTATACTAATAAGGCACAAAAACAAGTCATGGACCCTAAAGTTTCTGAAAAGAAGAAATTTAATAGATCAATGGGTATGCACCAGGCTGCTGCTGCATATGTAAAAGGGGCCAAGAAAGCAAATGAAGAAGTTGAACAGATTGATGAGTTAAGTCAAGATACAATTAAAAGTTTTGCTTTAAAGTCTATGTTAAAGAAGCATAAAGCTCATGCTGATTGGAAACAAAAAACAAAAGAAAGAGATGAAGCACAGGGTAATTTTCTTCAATATCATCGCAAGCACAAAGATAATTACACACCTGAAACAAAAGCAAGAAGTGCTGAATTGCATAAAAAAGAAATAGAAGCACAAGAAAGAATGAATGCTGCATACAAAAAAAATAAAAAGTATAAAGATTATATGGCAAAAGCCGCTTCTAGAATTAAAGAAGATGATGATGTACAGTTTTCAGAAGATGAATTAAACCACATCAATGCAATTATTGGTGAAGACGCTGTTGCTTCTGCACAGAAGGCTGCTGAAGCTAAAGTAAAAGCTGCTTCTATTAAGGCTAAAGCTACAATTGAGGCAGACAAATTAAAGGATCAGGCTGCTAAACAAGCAAAGATGAATAACTCTGCTGAATTAGAAGGCAATCCTTTAATCGAAGCAGTTAAGAAAACAATTACAAAAATTTCAAAGAATCCTGCCGCTCCTTTTAATGACGCTGTAAAGGGTGTAAAGAGTAGTGATGCTGCTGGTCCAACACATCTTTCAGATGAGACAGAAGTAGAATAAAATGGTTCTTAAAGTAACTGGAAATGTTGTAAATAAATCAAGTGATCCTATACAAACTACAGGATCACTTGGAAATTCAATTCCTCCAAAAGAAACACCTAAACGTGTTGTTCCTAGAGAGGAACGTAGAAAAATTGAAGGTAATAAATTAATAATAAACGGTAAAGAAAAAGCTATTGGAAGAAAATCACATTATCTTTTAGATATGATGATTATAGACGAAGAATAAATATTAAAAAGATTTCTTAGGAGGAACTAACATGCCATTATGGGGAAATACTGATGCAGCATCAAATTCTACAATTTTTGCTCCTGCACAGGTAAAACTTACACCTAATACAACAAATAGAGATAATCTATTTGGAAACACAACAGCAGACGCATTTATTACTGGTATAACGGTTGGCCAGTTTGGTGTTGATTCAAATGAAGTAGCTGCTAATCCTGGCATTCCACACACAGGATGGATTTTAAGAACAGAAGGTTCTGGTGGTCGTGCGGGTCGTGTAAATCACGAAGTATTAGTAGCTGGTGGTATTGTATCAGATGCATCAGACGATACACCAATGCCTGATTATAAATTAAGAGTTGCTACACAACCATCTGATACAACAGCAAATTCAACAAATAATGATATTGCTACATTTACAGTTGTTGCTGGTTCAACACCATCAGGTGCTTCTTTCACATACCAGTGGCAGAAGTGGGGCGGTGCATCATTCGCTAACGTATCGAATGCTGGTGCCTATTCTAATGTTACAACTGCTGTACTTTCTGTGCTTTCAAATACAGCATCTAATGGTGAAATTTATCGTGTTCGTATTGCTGCAACAGGTGCAAACGCTGCTGTGTTCTCTTCAAACGCAGTTATCACAATTACAACATAATAGGGTAATATGACAGATAATGTAAAAAAGACATCTGAATTACCTACTACAAATTCTGCTGCCGGGTCTGATAGATTAGTAATCTTAAAAGACCCGTCAGGGAATTCTTCTACCAGAACTATTACTGTAACTAATTTACTTGGTAATAGCACTGCTAATGTCGTAGTAGTAAAACAGACTCCCTCAAACAGCACAATAACTGTTAAAGAGGGAACGATACTTTATGATACCAATTATTTGTATATTGCTACTGCAAATAATGTTTTGAAAAGAATAGCACTAACTTCATTTTAATGGTAAAAAATAATGGCTAATACAAAAATTACAGAATTAACCGCAA